GGCTGATGCGCGGCTATGCGGAAGGTGGTTATGTGGGCGGTGCCGGAAGTCCGGCGCAGATGCGGCGGGCGGAAGGCATTAATTTTAATCAGAACAATCACGTGGTGATTCAGAACGACGGTACGAATGGTCTGCCAGGTCCACAGATGATGAAGGCAGTGTATGACATGGCCCGCAAGGGTGCCCGTGATGAAATTCAGGCACAGATGCGCGATGGTGGTCTGTTCTCCGGAGGTGGACGATGAAGACCTTCCGCTGGAAAGTGAAACCCGGTATGGATGTGGCTTCGGCCCCTTCCGTAAGAAAGGTGCGCTTTGGTGATGGCTATTCCCAGCGTGCGCCTGCCGGGCTGAACGCTGACCTGAAAACGTACAGCGTGACGCTTTCTGTCTCCCGCGAGGAGGCCACGGCACTTGAGTCGTTTCTGGCTGAGCACGGGGGCTGGAAATCCTTTCTGTGGACGCCGCCTTATGAGTGGCGGCAGATAAAGGTGACCTGCGCAAAATGGTCGTCGCGGGTCAGTATGCTGCGTGTTGAGTTCAGCGCAGAGTTTGAACAGGTGGTGAACTGATGCAGGATATCCAACAGGAAACACATCATGAGACGACACGCCTCACTCAGTCAGCCCAGGTGGTGCTCTGGGAAATCGATCTGACAGTGGTCGGTGGAGAACGTTATTTTTTCTGTAATGAGCAGAACGAAAAAGGTGAGCCGGTCACCTGGCAGGGGCGACAGTATCAGCCGTATCCCATTCAGGGGAGTGGTTTTGAACTGAATGGCAAAGGCACCAGTACGCGCCCCACGCTGACGGTTTCTAACCTGTACGGTATGGTCACCGGGATGGCGGAAGATCTGCAGAGTCTGGTCGGCGGAACGGTGGTCCGGCGTAAGGTCTACGCCCGTTTTCTGGATGCGGTGAACTTCGTCAACGGAAACCGTGACGCCGATCCGGAGCAGGAGGTGATCAGCCGCTGGCGCATCGAGCAGTGCAGCGAACTGAGCGCAGTCAGTGCCTCTTTTGTACTGTCCACGCCGACGGAAACGGACGGCGCTGTTTTTCCGGGACGTATTATGCTGGCCAACACCTGCACCTGGACCTATCGCGGCGATGAGTGCGGTTATCACGGTCCGGCGGTCGCGGATGAATATGACCAGCCAACGTCCGATATCACGAAGGATAAATGCAGCAAATGCCTGAGCGGTTGTAAGTACCGCAATAATGTCGGCAACTTTGGCGGCTTCCTTTCCATTAACAAACTTTCGCAGTAAATCCCATTTTATGACACAGACTGAATCAGCGATTCTGGCGCACGCCCGGCGGTGTTCGCCTGCGGAATCGTGCGGCTTCGTGGTGAGAACGCCGGAGGGAGACAGGTATCTTCCCTGCGTGAATATCTCCGGTGAGCCGGAGGCGTATTTCCGGATGTCGCCGGAGGACTGGCTGCGGGCAGAAATGCAGGGTGAGATTGTGGTGCTGGCCCACAGCCACCCCGGTGGACTGCCCTGGCTGAGTGAGGCCGACAGGCGGCTGCAGGTGCAGAGTGATTTGCCGTGGTGGCTGGTCTGCCGGGGGGCGATTCACAAGTTCCGCTGTGTGCCACATCTTACCGGGCGACGCTTTGAGTACGGGGTGACGGACTGTTACACGCTGTTCCGGGATGCTTACCATCTGGCGGGGATTGAGATGCCGGATTTTCATCGCGGGGATGACTGGTGGCGTAACGGCCAGAATCTCTATCTGGATAATCTGGAGGCAACTGGTTTTTACCGTGTCGCACTGACAGCGGCGCAGCCGGGCGATGTGCTACTGTGCTGTTTTGGTTCATCGGTGCCGAATCATGCCGCCATTTACTGTGGTGATGGCGAGCTGCTGCACCATATTCCTGAACAACTGAGCAAACGAGAGAGGTATACCGACAAATGGCAGCGACGCACACACTCCCTCTGGCGTCACCGGGCATGGCACGCATCTGCCTTTACGGGGATTTACAACGATTTGGCCGCCGCATCGACCTTCGTGTGAAAACGGGGGCCGAAGCCATCCGGGCGCTGGTCACACAGCTCCCGGCGTTTCGTCAGAAACTGAGCGACGGCTGGTATCAGGTACGGATTGCCGGGCGGGACGTCAGCACGTCCGGGTTAACGGCGCAGTTACATGAGACTCTGCCTGATGGCGCTGTGATTCATATTGTTCCCAGAGTCGCCGGGGCCAAGTCAGGTGGCGTATTCCAGATTGTCCTGGGGGCTGCCGCCATTGCCGGATCATTCTTTACTGCCGGAGCCACCCTTGCAGCATGGGGGGCAGCCATTGGGGCCGGTGGTATGACCGGTATCCTGTTTTCTCTCGGTGCCAGTATGGTACTTGGTGGTGTGGCTCAGATGCTGGCACCGAAAGCCAGAACTCCCCGTACACAGACAACGGATAACGGTAAGCAGAACACCTATTTCTCCTCACTGGATAACATGGTTGCCCAGGGCAATGTTCTGCCTGTTCTGTACGGTGAAATGCGCGTGGGGTCGCGGGTGGCTTCTCAGGAGATCAGCACGGCAGACGAGGGGGACGGTGGTCAGGTTGTGGTGATTGGTCGCTGATGCAAAATGTTTTATGTGAAACCGCCTGCGGGCGGTTTTGTCGTTTATGGAGCGTGAGGAATGGGTAAAGGCAGCAGTAAGGGGCATACCCCGCGTGAAGCGAAGGACAACCTGAAGTCCACGCAGTTACTGAGTGTGATTGATGCCATCAGCGAAGGGCCGATTGAAGGTCCGGTGGATGGATTAAAAAGCGTGCTGCTGAACAGTACGCCGGTGCTGGACACTGAGGGGAATACCAACATCTCCGGTGTCACGGTCGTGTTCCGGGCAGGTGAGCAGGAGCAGGCACCGCCGGAGGGATTTGAATCCTCCGGTTCCGAGACGGTGCTGGGTACGGAAGTGAAATACGACACGCCGATCACCCGGACCATCACATCTGCAAACATTGACCGATTGCGCTTTACCTTCGGTGTGCAGGCTCTGGTGGAAACCACTTCAAAGGGGGACCGGAATCCGTCGGAAGTCCGCCTGCTGGTTCAGATTCAGCGTAACGGTGGCTGGGTGACGGAAAAAGACATCACCATTAAGGGCAAAACCACCTCGCAGTATCTGGCCTCGGTGGTGGTGGATAACCTGCCGCCGCGCCCGTTCAACATCCGGATGCGCAGGATGACGCCGGACAGCACCACAGACCAGCTGCAGAACAAAACGCTCTGGTCGTCATACACCGAAATCATCGATGTGAAACAGTGCTATCCGAACACGGCACTGGTCGGCGTGCAGGTGGTTTCGGAGCAGTTCGGCAGCCAGCAGGTGAGTCGTAATTATCATCTTCGCGGGCGTATTCTGCAGGTGCCGTCGAATTATAACCCGCAGACGCGGCAATACAGCGGTATCTGGGACGGAACGTTTAAACCGGCATACAGCAACAACATGGCCTGGTGTCTGTGGGATATGCTGACCCATCCGCGCTACGGCATGGGGAAACGTCTTGGTGCGGCGGATGTGGATAAATGGGCGCTGTATGTCATCGGCCAGAATTGCGACCAGTCGGTGCCGGACGGCTTTGGCGGCACGGAGCCGCGCATCACCTGTAACGCTTACCTGACCACACAGCGTAAGGCGTGGGATGTGCTCAGTGATTTCTGTTCGGCGATGCGCTGTATGCCGGTATGGAACGGGCAGACGCTGACGTTCGTGCAGGACAGACCGTCGGATAAGGTGTGGACCTATAACCGCAGTAATGTGGTGATGCCGGATGATGGCGCGCCATTCCGCTACAGCTTCAGCGCCCTGAAGGACCGCCATAATGCCGTTGAGGTGAACTGGATTGACCCGGATAACGGCTGGGAGACGGCAACAGAGCTTGTGGAGGACACGCAGGCCATTGCCCGTTACGGTCGTAACGTCACGAAGATGGATGCCTTTGGCTGTACCAGCCGGGGGCAGGCGCACCGCGCCGGGCTGTGGCTGATTAAAACGGAACTGCTGGAAACGCAGACCGTGGACTTCAGCGTGGGTGCCGAAGGGCTTCGCCATGTACCGGGCGATGTTATTGAAATCTGTGATGATGACTATGCCGGTATCAGCACCGGTGGTCGTGTGCTGGCGGTGAACAGCCAGACCCGGACGCTGACGCTCGACCGTGAAATCACGCTGCCATCCTCCGGCACCACGCTGATAAGCCTGGTTGACGGAAATGGCAATCCGGTCAGCGTGGAGGTTCAGTCCGTCACCGACGGCATGAAGGTGAAAGTGAGCCGTGTTCCTGACGGCGTTGCCGGATACAGCGTGTGGGGGCTGAAGCTGCCGACGCTGCGCCAGCGCCTGTTCCGCTGCGTGAGTATCCGTGAGAACGACGACGGCACGTATGCCATCACTGCCGTGCAGCATGTACCGGAAAAAGAAGCCATCGTGGATAACGGGGCGCACTTTGACGGCGACCAGAGCGGCACGGTGAATGGTGTCACACCGCCAGCGGTGCAGCACCTTACCGCCGAAGTCACCGCAGACAGCGGGGAGTATCAGGTACTGGCCCGCTGGGACACGCCGAAGGTGGTGAAGGGCGTGAGCTTCATGCTTCGCCTGACCGTAACAGCGGACGACGGCAGTGAGCGGCTGGTCAGCACAGCCCGGACAACGGAAACCACATACCGCTTCAGACAACTGGCGCTGGGGCGTTATATGCTGACGGTCCGGGCGGTAAATGCCCGGGGGCAGCAGGGCGATCCGGCGTCGGTATCGTTCCGGATTGCGGCACCGGCAGCGCCTGTCACTATTGAACTGATACCGGGGTATTTTCAGATAACGGCAGTCCCGCGTCTTGCGGTGTATGACCCGACGGTGCAGTTTGAGTTCTGGTTCTCGGAAAAGCGGATTACGGATATCCGGCAGGTTGAAACCACAGCCCGCTATCTTGGTACGGCGATGTACTGGACAGCTGCCAGTATTAATATCAGGCCGGGCCATGATTATTACTTTTATATCCGCAGTGTGAACATCGTCGGTAAATCAGCGTTTGTGGAAGCTGTCGGCCGGCCGGTTAATGATGCTGAGGTGTATCTCAATTTTTTTGAAGGGAAAATAAACAGCACCCTGCTGGGGCAGGAGCTGAACGATCGTATTAATGCCTCGGCATTGCGCAGTGAAGTTGAGCAACTGGAGGATGAGATCAATCAGCAGATAGAGAGTGATATTGCTGAAGTGACCCAAAAAATCGGGGAGACAGAAAACAGCCTCACACAGCTGGTTGCGAAAAAAAATGATGAGCTGTCACTGGGTATATCACAGGTGAGCCAGAGAGTGGATAACGTCAGCAGCGAACTCACGCAGACGGTCAGTCAGAGTAATGAGGAGAATGCACGCCAGATAGCGCAGGTTCGCCAGTATGTGGATCAAAAAAGCAGTGAAATCATGACGACAACGGACCAGAAGCTGGGAGATCAGGAGGCCACCATCCAGCAGATACAAAAGGTTCAGACGGACACCAGTAATAACCTGAACAGTATGTGGGCCGTGAAACTGCAGCAGATGCAGGATGGTCGCCTTTATATTGCGGGTATCGGTGCCGGTATTGAGAACACCCCTGACGGCATGCAGAGTCAGGTGCTGCTGGCGGCAGACAGGATTGCGATGATTAATCCTGCAAATGGCAACACAAAACCGATGTTTGTTGGTCAGGGTGATCAGATATTCATGAATGAAGTGTTCCTGAAATATCTGACGGCTCCCACCATTACCAGCGGCGGTAATCCTCCTGCATTTTCCCTGACACCGGACGGAAAGCTGACCGCTAAAAATGCCGATATCAGCGGTAACGTGAATGCGAACTCCGGGACGCTCAACAACGTCACGATAAATGAGAACTGTCAGATTAAGGGGAAACTGTCAGCCAATCAGATTGAAGGCGATATTGTCAAAACGGTGGGAAAATCCTTTCCGAGAAATGGCAGTTATGCCAGCGGTACAATAACGGTCACTGTGTACGATGACCAGGCTTTTGACCGTCAGATAGTAATCCCACCCGTTCTGTTTCGCGGTGGTAAGCATGAAAACTTTAACAGCAACAACCAACAGTCATACTGGTACTCAACCTGTAAGCTGCAGGTGCTGAAGAACGGACAGGAAATCTTTCAGCAACCCGCGACGGATGTCAGCAGGGTATTTTCATCTGTCATCGATATGCCTGCCGGACACGGGCATGTCACCCTGACTTTCAATGTTTCTTCATATGGTGCTAATAACTGGACGCCAACGACCAGTATCAGCGACCTTCTTGTTGTCGTGATGAAGAAATCAACAGCCGGTATCAGTATCAGCTGAATTTTATAACCCCAATACGGGCGCCAGAAATGGCGCTTTTTTATTGCAGAAAAGCGAGAGGTAATTATGCGTAAATTATGTGCTGTTATTCTGTCTGCAGTAGTCTGGCTGGTCGCCGCTGGTACGCCAGCGAGTGCAGCAGAGCATCAGTCCACACTAAGCGGCGGGTATCTTCAGTCCCATACTGATATGCCCGGAAACGATGACCTGAAGGGCATTAACGTGAAATACCGTTATGAATTTACGGACACACTGGGGA